ACTATTAGCGTAGTAGGCGGCCAAACCGCTGCATCGTTAAGAGACTCATATAATGTTGCTGGATTAAATGACGGAGATACAGCGTTTTTTGCCGAACTTGTGGATACCGAAAGTCTAGGAAGTTATGACACATTGGCTGTACAATATGATAATCCAGTTAGTGCAGGAACCGGCACTATAGTTTACAACGTATCATATTATAAGTAATTAATGTTTGACCTAGACCCAGATTCAAGAATATCGGCGTGGAGTCAATTTAGAAAAGAACTCGAACTATCAAATGACCCATTTGAAAAAGTTATCGAGTTTTGGCGCAATGCTCCATTTGTTCCCTACAACAAAAATGTAGATCCCTACAATCAATATGCATGGCCTACTCCGTGGGAAATTATTGTTGAAAATTATTACGACGATTTTACAAAAAGTCTAATGATGGCATGGACTTTGAAGTTATCTGACAAGTTTAAAGACACACTAATTGAGATAAAAACATATGCTGATGATGCAAAAAATCGTGTGTACAATTTAGTTGTAATTGATGACAAAATTGTTATTAACTACAATGATAATTTGTCAATTGATATGCAAGAACTACCAGATTCAATTAGACTTGAAAATCTAATTCAAGTTAAGAGACCTAGGTAAATACCAGTCTATCCAAAACTTTTCAGAATAACAAAAATAGGTGAATAAATGATAACAGTCGTTAAGCGTAGTGGTCAACGAGTCCCACTAGATATCTCTAAAATACAGAGACAAGTTGCTTTCGATTGTGAGGGGATTGACGGAGTCAGTCCTTCCATGATCGAAATCAAAGCACAATTAGAATTCCACGACGGTATGTCAACAGAAACAATCGATGGACTATTGTTAAGAGCAATGGTTGATCTAATTGACGAGAGTGCAAACCCGGAAATTAATCATACAAATTATCAATATGTAGCAGGCCGCCAAAAAGTGTCCATGCTAAGAAAACAAGTATACGGAAAATATAATCCTCCTAAACTGTATGATATTGTAAACACAAATGTTAACGCAGGCATGTATACCAAAGAACTGCTGGAATGGTATACGGAAGAAGAATGGAACATTATTGATCTATTCTTAGACCATTCAAAAGATGAACAATACACTTTTGCAGCCATTGCACAGTTATCAGAAAAGTATTTGGTACAAAATCGTGCTACAGGTAAGATTTACGAAACTCCTCAAGTTCGATATGCTGTAGCCGCTGCAACAGCATTTCATAATGAACCTAAAGAAACTCGGTTAAAATGGGTTAAGGAATACTACGAGTGTGGTAGTAATGGACATTTTACTCTAGCAACTCCTGTGCTTGCGGGACTCGGAACTACTACCAAACAGTTCAGTTCATGTGTACTGATCAGTTCAGATGACACATTAGACAGTATCTTTGCAAGTGGCGAAATGATGGCCAAATATGCATCAAAACGAGCCGGAATTGGCCTGGAAATTGGCAGAATTCGTCCCTTAGGTGCTCCAATTCGCAACGGTGAAATCAAACATACGGGTATGATACCCTTCTTGAAAAAATGGTTTGCTGATCTACGTTCATGTTCACAAGGCGGGATTCGTAACGCTAGTTGCACAGTAACTTTTCCCATCTGGCATGCACAGTTCGAAGATCTTATTATTCTAAAGAACAACCAAGGTACTGAAGAGAATCGTGTACGTCAGATGGATTACAGCGTAGTAGTCAATGCCATGTTCTGGCGTCGTTATAAAAACGGCGAAATGATTACATTGTTTGATCCTAATGAAGTTCCAGATTTGTACGAAGCCTATTACAGAAGTACTTCAGAATTTGAAAAGTTGTATCTACAATATGAACAAGATAAGAACGTTAAAAAGAAAACATTATCAGCAGATCAAATTTTTAAAAATAGCATCCTTAAAGAACGCACTGATACTGGGCGTATATATCTTGTCAATATTGACAATGTCATTAATCAAGGGCCGTTTGATACAACGTTGGATCCAATATATCAATCAAACTTATGCCAAGAGATACTTTTACCCACCAAACCTTTCCAGAGAATTGAAGATCCAGAAGGAAGAATTGCTCTTTGTACTCTTGGGTCAGTCAACTGGGGAGCATTCCGCAATCCGCAAGAAATGAAAAAAGCCTGTCGAGTACTGGTACGCAGTTTAAGCAACTTACTAAGTTACCAAGACTTCTTAAGCATACAGAGTAAACTTGCAAATACTGATTTTGAACCATTAGGTGTCGGCATTACTAACTTGGCCTACTGGCATGCTCGCAAAGGTCTCAAGTACGGCGAAGCAGATGCACTTGCTGAAGTCAAACGCTGGATGGAGCATCAAGCATATTACTTAACTGAGATTTCAGTTGAGTTAGCACAGGAGCGTGGAGCATGTGCAAAATCTGCACAAACTTATTATGGTAAAGGCGTGTTCCCCTGGGAAAGACGCAATGCAGGTGTTAACGAACTAACTGACTTTACACCTAGCATGGATTGGGAACCACTACGTGCTCGTATGAAACAATATGGTATTCGCAATGCTACCTTAATGGCAGTTGCTCCTGTTGAGTCAAGTTCAGTTGTACTTAACTCAACCAATGGTATCGAAATGCCAATGGAACTTATTAGTGTTAAAGAAAGTAAAGCAGGTTCGTTTGTACAAGTTGTGCCAGAGTATAAACGTCTAAAGAATCGTTACCAACTGATGTGGGATCAAACTGATTGTGTTGACTACCTAAAGACTGCTGCTGTATTGGCTGCTTACATTGATCAAAGTTTGAGTACAAATACTTTCTACAATCCTGCACACTTTAATGGATCAAAAGTTCCGGGAACTTTAATTGCTAAAAACTTGATGCTGGCTTACAAATGGGGATTAAAGACTATATACTATAGTTTAATCAATAAAGTAGGTGCTAAAGCAGATATGACTGCTACTACACACATTAACGGTGTTAATAGTATTAATGGACACGCTATCAACGCTGCCGACAATGTTATTATATATGAAGAAGAAGACTGCGAAGCCTGCAAATTATAATATGCAACAAGTAACAATAACAGAATCAGCGGCAGTTAAGATTGCTGACTTACTAGCAGAAGAAAATAATCCTAAATTAAAACTACGCACTTTTGTACAAGGTGGCGGATGTTCAGGCTTCCAGTATGGCTTTACATTTGACGAAGATCAAAACGAAGATGATTTTACTATTGTTAAAGGTAATGTTACATTGTTAATCGATGCAATGAGTATGCAGTATCTAAATGATGCTGTAATTGATTATAAAGATGACCTAATGGGAAGTAGTTTTAGTATTAGTAATCCCAATGCTGAAACAACTTGCGGATGTGGTAGCAGTTTTTCGGTATAAGGAAATTAACATATGGCATATTCAGACAAGGTAGTAGAACATTAAGCGTGTAAGATGTAGCGGGTGCACCTAGATGATAAATAACTGCCAGAAGAAATTATAAACACAGTATTAGGAAAACATAATGGCATATTCAGCGGCAGTAGTTGAGCACTACGAAAATCCACGCAACGTGGGAAAGTTCGAAATAGACGAAACAATTGGTACTGGCATGGTGGGTGCACCGGCATGCGGTGATGTAATGAAGTTGCAAATTAAAGTCAAAGATGGAGTTATTACAGATGCTAGGTTTAAAACTTATGGTTGCGGAAGTGCTATTGCAAGTTCAAGTTTAATTACCGAAATGGTTAAAGGCATGACTCTGGACCAGGCGGGCGCCATCAAGAACAGCGAACTTGCGGAAGAACTAGCACTTCCTCCAGTTAAAATACATTGTAGTATACTGGCAGAAGACGCTATCAAGGCCGCAGTACAAGATTATAGAAAGAAACACACAAATGAGTAAAGAACAATACAACCTATCAAAACAAACAAACTATCTAAAACGTAAGATGTTCTTGGACCCAGAAGGTCCAGTAACTGTACAACGTTTTGAAGAAGTAAAGTATCCTAAGATTGCCAAGTACGAAGAACTTGCCCGTGGTTTCTTTTGGGTACCAGAAGAGATTAGTCTAACCAAAGACAAAATTGACCATAAGGAATCAAGTGACGCTGTTAAACACATTTTTACTAGCAATCTACTCCGACAGACTGCTTTGGATAGCATTCAAGGACGGGCACCTAACCAAGTTTTTCAACCGGTTATTTCGATCCCGGAACTCGAAGCGTTAGTTAGCAACTGGAGTTTCTTTGAAACCAATATTCACTCAAAGAGTTACAGTCACATCATTCGCAACGTCTATGGTGTTCCTAAAGAAGAATTTAACAAAATTCACGACACTAAAGAAATTGTAGGAATGGCTGCTAACATTGGCCGTTACTATGAAGCCCTACACCAATTGAATTGCCGTAAAGAACTAGGCGAAAAAATTTCCATTAAAGAACATAAACGAGCCATCTGGATGGCCTTGCATGCCAGTTACGCATTAGAAGCATTCCGCTTCATGGTATCGTTTGCTACAAGTCTTGCAATGGTAGAAAATAAAATTTATATTGGTAACGGCAACATTATTAGCCTTATCTTACAAGACGAGTTGTTGCATGCAGAATGGACTGCTTGGTTAATCAACAATGTAACTAAAGACGATGAAGACTTTGTAGTCCTTGAAAAAGAATGTGAAGCCGAAGTATATGCCATGTACCTCGAAGTTATCAAAGAAGAAAAAGACTGGGCCGAATACCTATTCAGCAAAGGTGTTGTTATTGGTCTTAATGCAAACATTCTAAAAGACTTTGTAGATTTTACAGCGTTTACTAGATTGAAAGATATCGGCATTAAGTATGTAGAAGACCACCCGAAGTCGAGTCCTATCCCTTGGTTTAACAAACATGTTAATATCAATAAGAAGCAAACTGCATTGCAAGAAAACGAATCAACTAATTATGTCATCGGTGTAATGAGTGATCAAATGGACTACGAAGAACTGCCAGATCTTTAATTCTACCAATTGTGTTGACACAAATAATACAAATCTGTTAACATATAAAAAAGGAAAAATAATATGAACGTAATTATATGGAGTAAGGATCCCTGTCCTTACTGTGATAGAGCCAAAACATTGTTGACCAGCAAAGGTATTGTTTACGAAGAAAGAAATATTACTCAAGGTACATGGACTAAAGAACAACTAGTAGAATCAGTTCCCGGAGCAAGATCAGTTCCCCAAGTTATTATCAATAATCGACTAGTCGGCGGCTTCACTGAATTGCAAAGATACTTAGAAGAGACAGCAGGCGGTTATGGAGACTGATAAAATTCTAGATTACGAAATTAATCTAGAAGACATTGATCTTAGTTGGGATGTTATGCCTACTAGTCTAACAAGTGTTCAAAGTTCAGCAATTCCTAGTGGTAGTTACACTATTAACACTAGCCAGTTCAATGAGACTAGTGGCAGTTATTTTTGTCATAATACAACTAATCCTACAATTAGCATAGGCAGTAGTAATCCTTCCGGTCTTGATGTACATGGTGATGCTAACTTTGACGGAGACATCAAAGTTAAAGGAAAAAGCCTTACTGGGTTTATGGAAACTTTAGAAAAGCGTTTGGCAATTCTACAACCTGATCCAGAAAAACTAGAACACTTCGACGCACTGCAAAAAGCATACGAACATTATAAAACACTAGAAGCACTTTGCCAACTACCTAAGAAAGATAAAGAATGAAAGTTAAACTAATTTCCTCAAGCAAACCTAGTCGTGATATGTACGATGAAGGTCTTATGGATGCCCAAGACCTTGTGGCATTTTGTGCAAGAGTAAGTAATCCCAGTAATCAATTTAACATGGAAACAGCGGACAAATTGATTCGGTATCTTGTTAAACATCAACACTGGAGTCCACTTGAAATGGTGTCGGCCTGTTTAGAAATTGAAACTACTAGAGATATTGCTAGACAAATCTTACGACATCGAAGTTTTTCATTCCAAGAATTTAGCCAACGTTACGCTGACCCTACTAAGGATCTAGACTTTGTACTGCGTGATGCTAGATTGCAAGATACTAGGAACCGCCAGAACAGTGTAGAAACTGATGATGCAAAGTTGAAAGCAGAATGGGCCAGCCGTCAGAAAGCAGTAATTGATCTTGTAAAAGAAAATTATGCCTGGGCCATAGAAAATGGAATTGCCAAAGAACAAGCCCGTGCTATTCTTCCAGAAGGCAATACAGTAAGCCGCATGTATATGAATGGTACTATTCGCAGTTGGATTCATTATATTCAACTACGTGCAAGCAACGGAACTCAATTAGAACATATGGAAATTGCTCGTGCATGTGCAAAAGTAATTGCTGAGATCTTTCCTATGGCCGACGAGTATGTCTAACCTAAGCGGTAATGCTCAAGAATTCTTAAATGATCATAGAATTCGGTTAGTGGATTCAAATAAGCGAGCACATCGTCATACCAAAATGGACACTCGTTTTTTTACTTTTGAAGACGACTACAATAAAATGCTAAATGAGCCGTTGGTATTCGAAACAGAACCACTGTATACTGTAGAGATTTCAGAAAGCGAAATAGAACGAATTGCAAGTTTTGAAACAAAAGTGTTTAATCACATGCGTAGTCAAGGTCATTATAATATGTTTGAAACATTAATGGCACAAAAAGAACAAGAGAAATCACTGAGAGAAACGTATCCCTCAGTACAAAAAGCATACGAACATTATTCGCTAATGTTAAAGTTAGCACAATCAGGAGAATTATAAATGTTATTAAAGAAACCAATCACACAAGGATCAGTAGTTAGTATTAAAATTATTAACGGCGATGAAATTATTGCTCGTTACGAAGATGAAACCGCTGACACTGTTACTATAAACAAACCACTTGCCCTTACCATGGGTGCTCAAGGACTAGGTATGATTCCGTGGGTATTTCTTGGCGATGCAGAAACTATCACATTGCAAAAGTCGCATGTATTTTTTGTTATTCCTAGTAAGAAAGATGCATCTAATCAGTACATGCAAGGTACAACTGGTATTGCACTGGCTTAAATAGTATTATGCCAGCAATACACAGAAATACTGATTCAAGAAGTTGCGGAGCAACAACTATTGTTTCCGGACAATCGAATGTCTGGGCCAACAGTCTATTGGTCAGTGTCGACAACGATCAGAATAGTCATGGCGGAGGGAATCTAGTTGCCGCCAACAACAATGTTTACATTAATGGAAAACTTGTTGTAAATGACACTCCGGAGTCAGCCTCTCCGGACAATTTATGTCCTCCATTGGGCGGAGCCCATTGCAGTCCGGTAACTGCTGGAGGCAGTGACAATGTATTTGTAGGCGATTAATGAAACAAAAGTTTATTGATTTATACATGGCGTGGGCCGAAAGACTTTCGCAACTAAGTCATGCTAAACGTCTGCAAGTCGGTGCTGTTATTGTAAAAGATGATACTGTAATCAGTTATGGTTACAACGGCATGCCTAGTGGATGGGATAACGGTTGTGAGGAAGTCATTGAGCAGCATGAAGATGGTGGTCAAGTATTAAAGACAAGGCCAGAAGTATTGCATGCAGAATCGAACGCAGTCGCTAAATTAGCCAAATCAAATAACAGCGGAGCAGGTGCTGATATCTTTATTACTCATGCTCCTTGTTTAGATTGTGCCAAATTAGTTTATCAAGCAGGCATCAAACGTGTGTATTTTAGAACAGCATACAGAGATAACAGCGGTATTAAGTTTCTAGAACGTTCTGGTGTTATCGTTAACCAAATTTTTTGATTAAATATAGAGGAATAAGACTATTCTTGCATAGCAAGAAGATCGGGTGAAAGTCCTTGTAATTAGGCAGAAATACGCTTATTCTTCTGTCAAAAGTTATTGTTGTATAAAGCAACTAGAAACGGATTCAATACTCAGGTGCAGGGCCTGGCAGGTCCACCAAAAAGCACCTTCGGGTGCTTTTTTTATCAATAAGTAAATGATGATAGGCATTGATATAACAAAAGTTTCAAGGTTTAAAAATATGAAAACCTTAAATCGTCTAATGGAAAAATTAAATGTAGATGGAGATACTGCAATTGCTGCTGCAAAGACATGGGCTTGTATGGAAGCCATAGTCAAAGCAGAGGGCAAAGGGTTTGACTATTCTAAAATACAAATAAAATTTTCATTTAATTCTGCTCCTCTTGTAATTGACAATAACAATGTGTTAGAATATAAGTATGCATTATCTTTATCGCATGAAGATGATATAGTAGCCGCAGTAGCCATGCGGATCAATAAATAAATCAAGGAGAAAAAATATGGCAACAGGAACTAACTCACGTGCTTCGGTAGTAAAGCGTACTAACCAAGGTGGCAAAGTAAAACGTTCTTCAATGAATAAAACTCAAAAATCTAGTTTTAAAGCATACAGAGGACAAGGCCGATGAGTAAGGGGTCTCGGCCACGGCCGTATAGTGTTAGCCAAGAACAATTCGCTAACAATTATGATGCAATTTTTGGAAAGAAGAATAAAATGTCTCCAAGCGTAGAACAAATGAAAAAAGGCACATGCGGATGTGGCCGGTCACCCACTGGTAATTGTATCGGTTGGCACGGACTGAGTGAAGAACAGTATCGAGATGTGTTGGAAAAATATATGACAAATCAAGAGGATACAAGCGGCGAGGCTGTATAATACTGATGAAGATTGTTTATATACATGGAGCAAATGCTACTCCTGAAAGTTTTAATTATATTAGAGAGCATATTAATGCAGAAGAAGAAATTAATATAAAATACAGCAGCGAGGATGGTTTTGCTCATAATTTAGAAACAATCACACATACTTTAAAACAACAAAAAAATATTTTCTTTATAGCACACAGTCTAGGAGGAATATATTCACTGCACTTGGCAAATAGGCTTCCTAAAAATATTCTAGGTGCAGTTACTATTAGTACTCCGTACGGCGGTGTTGCAGTTGCTGACTATGCCAAATACTTTTTTCCTTTTAGCAGATTAATAAGAGATGTAGGTCCGCACAGCAAACCGATGATTAACACTAGTGGTTTATCTGTATTACATCCGTGGACACAGATTGTAACCACTAAAGGAACTTCACCTTGGATCCATACAGAAAACGACGGAGTTGTAACTGTTCAAAGTCAACGTTATTTTGAAGATCAGATGAATTTAATCGAACTAGAATTAAATCATTACGAAGTAGTAATGAATAAAAAAGTTGTAGAAATTATTAAAGACAGATTAACTTTGAATTGAATCGTTTGCAACTAATTCTATTTTTTCTTCAAAATAATTAGAAAAATATTTTATTCTAAATTCTGGTTTGAGAGAAGCATGACAAATTGCAATAGGATGTTCTCGTTTAATCATGTTAGGATTGTCAAATACTAGAAGTTTTTGAATTGCATTTTTTGAGGATTGGTCAGGCATTAATATATCATTCAATTGCCAATTGTAAGTTATTCCGTTAGAATCAAGAAAATCACATTTTTTTAAATTTCGAACCAATGTTCGATA